GGATCAGGTGCAGTTTCATCTAATAAAACATCAGTTGGTAAATTAAAAAGTTCTTCTAGTTTCTTAGTCATTTTCTGAAAATTTGATCCTCTGTTACTACTCTAAACACAATATTTCGTTGCTTACACCATTGAACTGCTTGTTCCCACTTAGCATGATTAACTTGAACAACTGCACGTTCTTTAGTATTTAACCCCTCTATCATAAAACTTTGTTTTTTGGGTTTTATTTCAATGAGTTCCGTTACTTTTCTTCCAGTTTTATCTTTATATACTATTAAAAAATCTGGAACATAGGTGGTTTTCTTACCTTTCATTGGATTAAAATAAGGAATACGAATTGCTTCACTTGCCCATTCTAATATGTTTTGATTAGAATCACAAAATTGCATGAACGTTAGCTCCCAACCGCTACGATATGTAGGTTTCTTTTTACCTACATATTTGGTTAAATTCTTTACTTCATAGATGCCTTGTGCAAAGCGACCCATTACATTACTATATTTCTAGCTGAATAATGATTTGGTGTGATTATATTATGAACACCAAATAATACATGTTTTGATCTAAGATTATTTAAGTAATATGCTATAGTACTAGTAATAGCCATTTTATCTTGATCTTTCATTGTATCTAATATTTGTAATACTGGTGTTTGTGAATACTTGGATATTTTAAATATATACATACTAAAAACATCTGCTATAGTATTATTATCCATTTTCTTTTTAAAAAATGTATTTACTATATCATATTCATTAGATGCTGACCCTGTTGGTCCAGATTGTGCCTTTTTAAACTTCCCTAACTGTGCTTCATCTACTTGGTATGGTTCTGTTGCTTCAACAGGTTCATGATCTATGCCATACATCATATCTTCTTCTGTCATGAAATCATCTTGCATAAAGAAATCATTATAGATTAAAATATTTTCGTCTTGAAATGATGGTATATTAATATCTGACATAATTATATAAACTGTTGCTGTTGTGCTTTAATTTCCGCATCTGTCATTTTAGTGCCATCTGCGTTAGCCCATGCTTGTTCACTATTTCCCATCTCAGAAATATTCCCCATACTAGGCCACTGTGTTGGCATATTAATACCTTTAGGCATACTACCAACATTATCCAAAATAGTCTGTTTTGGTGATACTGGTAAATCTGTTTTTTCTAATGCCTTTGGTGGTGTGGCACCAAACGAAAAATTACTTACTGTATTATTTACACCTGGTCCTTCTAAATATCTTTTTCCTTGTGTAATGCCTTCATTTACTAAGTCTGTACCTATCACTTGGCTAATATCAGCATTTTTAAATGTTTCATACACACTACCACTTTTTTGTATAGCACCTAATATATTACCATTTGCTAAATCTTCATATATCCCAGCACCTGCATCTGCTAATCCACCTTGCCCGAATAAACTTGCAGTTGATCCAGCTTTAGATAATGCACTTGCTGATGTATCATACATAGCTGGGTCGCCATATCCTAAAGCACCCGCAGATACTCTACCACGACTATATTTTACCGTTTCATACACCATACTCATAGTATGTTGCATTACTTCACCACCAGCAGAATAATCATAGGTATCATGTTCCCATGATGTAATTGATGGATTTACTAATGTATATTGAACAAAATTACCACGATTAAATCCATAGATTGTAATATCTTGGAAAAAATGTGGTTTTGAATCACCATTGTTTATAGCATTACTTGGACCTTGCCCATTATAACCCCAATCTGTTTCGGATTGGTAATTATCATACATATCTCGTGCTGTATATGTTTGTCCTCCAGAGCCTGGTTCATACTTATTACCTGAATCGTGGTAATAATAATTGTAGTAGTTATACCACATTGATCTGATTTTATCACTACCATCATCGTGCATAGTAACTTGCACTGGTTTATATTCTATTTTCTTTTGAATATATCTTTTGCGATTATATTGATTTACTTCATCCACTTCAATATCAAAAGAAGGTAATGTAATATTTTTAACTAACATACCTAATTTTGCTTTTTCAGTAGCACCACCCATTATCTTAGATAATCCAGGTATTCCTGCTGTGTTTAAGTTAAAGTAAACATGAAATAGAAATTTATTGTTTGGTGCTAATGCATATCCATCAGCAACAAATGTTTTTGATGCGTGTTTGTAATCTTTTAAGTGATCTGCGCCAAAAAAGCCTTGAACAAATCCACTGCCAAAGCCTTTAAGTTGGTTGCTTAAATGGCTACCAAAATTATTGGCAATTCCACTAGTTTTATTACTAGCGAAATCACCAACTTGATCGATTAACCCCATATTAGCCTGTTACGATATCACCCAACGTTCTACCAACATCTGCACCAACACCATCACCGATAGGTGTTTGTACTGCATTGTCAAAACGCATAGTCATCGAAATCGTTACTGGTTCACTTGCACCATAATTTAAATCACCGTAGTTTACATTAGATAGATAACAACCATATATTTCCCAAGTTTCTAAAACTGTTGGTTCATGTGCGCCATTGCCACCATCTAATATTTCACAGCGTGTATTAAACTTATAATCAATACCACTAGCAGCACTAGCTTGTTCCATGAAATCTAATTGTTTCTGTAACTGTTCACCAGCTAACTTAGAAACTGCACCTGTTGCATCATCACGAAGATTAACAGTAAGATCATCCCATGCATGCTTACCTGCTAATTTAACTCGTGAGTTATAAATTTCAATATCGATTGGATCAAAACTAACTGATGGACGTGTAAAATCAATTACTTGTTTAGTTAATTCGGTACGTGGAGTTCCTACACCAAAATTCTCAAATACCACTCTAAAGCGATATTTTAGTTTTGGCATTAATAGTCCTTGACTAGAACTTGATTGGTCACTAGCTAAAGGAACTGTCATTTTTGATAATGATGCTGTTGTCATCTTATTACTCCTATTATTTAATTAGTATTTATACAAATTTTAGACAATAAAAAGGGGGTTTTCACCCCCTCTTTACACTATATTTCATATAGTTATCTATTAATTACCACCGGATATTTCACCTGTGTTCTTAATACGAACTGGAATATATATGAATTCTGTTGCTTTAACAGGTTCAATTGCTATATCACAATATAATTCATTTCTATCAATACGCGCTGGAGTATTATTACTTTCATCACATACTACTAGATAATCATATAAGCCACGTTTAGCAACTAAATCATTCATAATTCCTTCCATTGACATTTTAATCTCATCACGAGTTAATTTGTCATTTGGTTCAAACAAATATCCTTTAGCAGCAGATTCAACCATTAAACGAATATAAGCAACTAAACGTGCTACATTAATTCTATCTAATGCTGATCCTGAAACTGTAGTTTTATTACCAAAATTAACTAAACCAGTACCTGGAATAAATGTTAATGGATTTACATTATTTTCATACAATGTATCTCTAACACCTTGACGAATTGATGTTTGACGGAATTCACCTTCACCTGCATCAATATAACCAAGTGCTGAAACATTATCAATGCCACCACGTCTTGCACCAGCTGGTGCTAACCAAGGATAAGACATATCATCACTGTGAACAATAGTTCTTAGCATCATATGACTTGGTGGAACTACAATATCTGCACCACTTAAATCACTTGCTTTACCACTTGGGTAGAATACACCCAAATATTCATCATTTGCTGGTAAACCATCACCAGTTGATGTTCCTAAACCACTATTATTAGTAGCCCAAGTAATTAAATCTGATCCTGATTGTGGTAAACGCATTGGTGAATCACCTACAATAAATGCTGTATTATTACGTTCATTATTTAATGCTACCATATTAGGTATTAATTCAGGATATCCAGGACATGAAATAAGATTAAAACGTCTTTCTTCTTCACGAATATCTGTATTTGAATCAATGCCAGCTTTCAATGCTTGTGTAATAATTGAACGCTGTGCTAAACGACCCATAAATGGACTACCATCATCTTTAAGACCACTAGCAGTAACCCAAGCATTTTTTTCTGTAGGCATAGTACCTTCAAAATCAGAAGCATTAAAATAATTTAATCTAAACTCTTTAACATTATATCCACTTCTACGAGTATTAAATAATAATGTACCAGTTGGATATAAGTTTTCATCAACCACATCTAAATCAGTATAATCACTAGTTAATAAACTAGCGATAGTTGGAATATCATCACTAATTGGATCAGTATTACTATTACCAGCCCAACGTGCATCGGCAAACACAATACCATTTTCTGTAGTTTGATCTGCTGTGTCAATAGCTACCCATTGATCAACACCATCAACTGATTGCCAACGGTTAATTAATGGATAATTCTCTAAATCACTAGTATCAACCCAAATATCACCATAAACCAATGCAGTATCATCTGATTGTGTTGTTGGTGCAGAAGCACCTACTAATGGACCAGCTGGATCTGTTGCTGTTAAATCATATCCACGAACATCATTGGATACATTTTGATACCCTTTCCATCCTGTACCATCATGAATCATAATATCTACTTCGTCAACTGAACTATAATACCATTTAGTACCTTCTGATGGATCTTGTCCTGGTTGAACATTAGAAGCACTATACCCAACGGATGATGTTGCTAATACTTCCCAATTACTTAAAATAACACCAGAAGCACTGCCGCTGACATAATTATCACGAACATTATCAACTGATGTTATAAATCCAGCATCACTTGTAGGGTTACCAGAAGTATCAGTTAATACAATAGCACCACCCTGTGTATGTGTAATTTTAATAGCACCTGTGCTTAATACAGAAGCTGTTACATTAGCTACATTAGCACCCGATAAGTCAGATACGAAACTCGTAGCAGAAGTACCTGTCATAGTAACAGTTACAGCACTTGTTAATGCTGTTTCGTTCTTCGCACTTGCTTGAATAGTAAATGTTTCACCAATAGTAAATGATGGCGATGTTTGGTTACCTGTAATTTCTGTAGCACCTGTTGCTGTTCTACGGAATACTTTAATAGTAGCAGTATCGTTTACACTAGAATCATACATAGCATATGTTGTTCCAGCTGCTATAGTACTGCCACCTGCTGATGGATCTAATGCTTTATTAGCACCTTGATCATTTTCATAGATTCCAGTAGTTTGGCTAACAAAACTAGCAACTGCTGAATCATATTGTTTAATAGCTAAACTAGCACCCAAGTTTACACTTGTATTTTTATGCCATACCGATCCTGTAGGACGTGGTGCTGAATCTGTTGTTCTCCAAGATGGATTATTTGTATGTGTACTTTGTTGCAATGCTGGTGCACGATATGTACCAGCTGTAATACCTAAATCTGCTAATGGTGTATTAGTAACTTCTGCTAAAACAGCAGCATCGTTAGTTGCAGTACCATCAACATATATTTCTAATCTATTATTTACAGCAGCTGCTGTTACCCCTGTTACTGCTACTGTATTGATAGCAGAAGCAATATTTGTGACAGTAGGTGAAGCTGGTAATGTTACATTACTGCCATTGATTGAAAACACATCTGCCGCTGTTAATCCACTAGGACTAGCATCACTTGTTACTGCTGAATTACTTCTTTCCCATTCCGCAGTACCAATCAATACCCATGTATTACTTCTATTCTTATAATACATTGGTGTATTGCCATTAGTGGCATCTACTGAATAGTCACCAATCGCACCAATACTTGATAATGGTACACCACCAGAAACGCCACCAGTTAAATCATTAACACTTGTGATTACTGTAGGTATTTTGTTGGTAAATGCAGATGTTGCTTGATTCCATTCAAATATTCCCCATTGTGTTTCTGCTGTATCTAACCAATAAGTTCCATTATCTGGGTTTCCTGCTGGTCTAGATAAAGATGCAGATAATTCTGCTAAATCAACATCAACACGTTGAACATATGCACGGTTGCTTATTCCTAATACAGAATATGCTGCCATTAATCCATATTCATTTAATTCATATCCGTGAAGCGAAGAGCCACCAGAAGTCTTATAAAAGAATGGATTACCAAATGTATTAACAAGTTCACGTTGACTTGAAATTAAATATGTATCATTAGCTGTAGATGCTAATGTACCAGGGGCTACTGCTGTACCTGCCCCATTTACTTTATTTTGTGCCGTTGCAACAAGAATGTACGGTACTGTTGCGGTTGAGGCAGCTGGGTAGTTACTTTCGTCTACAATCGAAATATCAACACCCGGTGAAACTAATATCATGTTTATTCTCCTATTTGTATATAATATAATAAATCATTCATTCCTCTAATATATTGTTTATAGTTATTTATTGTAATATCTTGATTTTAGGGTTTTGAAATCCCCTTTAAAGGGTTGTCATAAATACTTGATATGAAAGATAAAAGACCACTGTGTGTTGAATGTAAACAACGTCCAAGTGCTATAAATTACTATGATAAAGATGGTAAAGTACATTATAGGTCTAAATGTGACCCTTGTGCTACTAAGAAAAAACCATCATTAAAACCTAGATGGAAGAAATCAGGTTATAAAAAGAAAAAGATATGCGATAAATGTGGATTTCATTCAATATACAACGATCAGATAGTTGTATTTCATATTGATGGAAATCTGAATAATGCCGAAATCAGTAATTTAAGGTCTATATGTCTTAATTGTGTAATAGAAGTACAGAAAGAAGATTTACCTTGGAAACAAGGTGATTTAATTGCTGATTTCTGATGTTGAACGACCTATTTGATTTAACATCCATTCCCCTGTTTCAGTGGTAGGAACAATACCGGCATTAGCTTCCATATAACCAGCTTCCATAAATCCCGCGTTAAAATTTTCAATACTTGGTTCTATAAAACATGTTGTAACTACATCAAACATTGAATACTGATTTAAAATTTCAGCCAATTGGTCGCATCCCAATATACCTGACACATCTTCGTTAAATTGGTCATTATTAATTAAAACATCATATCCATACAATATTTCTGGATTGCTATGATATTTAAAAAGATTACATCTACTATGTTGAAACAAGCCATCAGTTATATATGTTATTCCATACAAACGATAACTCATTATTATAATATTATCTTCAGTCCACAATAATCCATCATTCCATTTAAGAATTTCATTAAATGATTTATCAAGAGCATTTGTTGTTATATAAAGGTCAATCCCTGTTATATATTGATCAGCCCAAAATATAGGATCATCAGAAAAATCCCAAGACCATCCTATTTCATTATCATTTAGCACTTAACCCTGAACCCACATCAATGGTTGCGAACCATCCACATAATTTCTTAAATCTTCTACTAATTGAGTCATTTCTGCTTGTGCTTCTGACTTTAATTGCGAACCATTCAGGCTAGTTCCACCTTGTGGTCCAGCAATACTTGCAAATTTTTCACGAACTTCGCCTAATATTTGCTTGGATGCGGCATATGTATAATCTTTCAACCACTGACTGATCTGACTATCTTGCAATAATGTAGTTTCAGGTTTATGATTATACGTCCATAATAAGATAATTTCACCAGAACCTTTAGGATCACGTACTAATTGTAATTGTTTAGTAACAGGATTAAATGTATAATTCATATAAGCACCAAACATTCTAGCAGCAGTTTCTACATATCCTGTGTACATTTCATATGTAGATAAACCACCTGAATATGTAAAGTTTAATAGATAAACATTCAATGTAGCTGAACTAAATGGATCAAAACTCGTACTAAATGGACCTGTTGTGCTACCCATTGTTCTACGGAAAATCTGCCTTACATGAGTAATTTCATCAGGTAATGTATATGTGTTGGTATTTTCCTGTAATTCTACCCAAGCATAACTTTCTTCGGTTGATGCTTGTGCCCTTTGTCTATACATTCCTAATGCTTGTTCATATGCCGTAGCATAATGATCTGCTGTAAGTTCAACATCTACTATTCCTGCACCTAATCGCATTGCAGCATAGTCATATACACCTTGTTTTAGTTCTGTTAGAGTTGGCATTCAATACTTTCCTATTATTCTAAGTATTTATGCTATATCAATGTACTCGCAATATGACAAGATGTTCATTAAATCTACCAGATAATTTAGTATCTACTGTTTTAATTTCAGCAAATACTTTTCTAGCATTCGGCTTACTAGCTGACATTATTTTTTTAAGTTGTTCTGATGGTTTTCGTAATGTCTTACAAGCAGTTTTTGATTCACTAAATCCAATAATCGCATTATTTTTAACTGTTAAACCACCTGCATGTGGATCTTCCACATAATAATGCAATTTACGTTTCTTAGTATCATACACATACATTTCTTTTGATCCTGGAATCTTTGTTGGTTTAATACTTTTTAGATTAAAATCAGCATATTCTTTCATATATTTCAATTTAGAAACTAACTTCTCAACAGAAATAGGTTTTTTCTTTCGTTTTGCCCTAGATGATTTTTTATATGTTACATAACTATGTAAATCATCTATCACTAATTCACAAAACTTAATAAGTCTACGAAGTTTTACTTTACCAATATGTCCATATGCTTCTTTAATATCCGAATCTGTCCCTTCGTATGCTAATTTTAATTCTTCAATTCTATTTTCCCACACTTCAACCAACATTGGTGTATGTTGTGGCAACATTGTTGATGCTTTTAGTATATTAATAGGCATAAATGAATGTTTAGATGGTGCATCAGCAATATAATACTCATCATACATACCTTCCAGTTCTCCACCAACTTCCCTTGCTTTTTCCTTCATTATTTCTTGAACATTGGGTTTTTCTTTTTTAGGAGTATCATCCACAACTATTTTTGTTTTAGATGCTATTTCTTTTAACCGCACAACTTCATTCTCGATATTCTCAATATCAGTATCTTTGGGTTCAAACCCCTTTAAAATCATATTAGATAACCATCCAATCGCTGTATGATATCTAACATCTGATACTTTTTTAATAGTTTTAGCATCATCTGTCCTACCATTTTTTATTAAAAATGATACCAACATAGCCTTAGCATCTTTATGACCATTGTGATAATTATACCAATTAAATGCACCCATCATTGCACCTTTTCGTTTAGTATCATCAATAGGATGATCCCACACAGGTTCAGTACCCATATATCGTTCATCAACAGTCTTTTTTCTTGCCACTAATATTTCTCCGAGTTAATAGTAAGTTTTTCGCATTTTAATTTATCTATTTACAATAGTCAATGTTTTTTTGAAGGTATCCCCATAAAAATTCAACTAAATACATTAAATATGTTTTTAAAGGATAAAAAATGAGTAGTACATACTACGTACCAACTTCACAAAGTTCAGATACCAATCACCTTTCAATGTATAAGGAATCACGGAAAGATGATTACTGGTATTTAGATAAAGTAATCAGTGAACAATACACGGTTGGTGGTTTAGATATTTATATTCACAAATATTTAGGTCCTATAGCAAAAGGTGAAGATTCACAAGATGATGATTATGATGCTACACAACCTGGAAGAGATACAACCGATCCTTTATTCATAGAAGATTTATTTTTATTAGAAAATCGTGATAGAGATTACGATGATACAATTTATAAAATGCGTGGTGTTTATAATGTTCAAGATATAGACTTTGAATTATCACAATTTGGATTATTCCTACAGAATGATACTATTTTTATGACATTCCATTACAATAATATGATTTCATTATTTGGACGGAAACTTATGTCAGGTGATGTTGTTGAAGTTCCAAATCTAAAAGATTATCATCCATTAGACTCCACATTACATAAAGCATTGCCAAAATTATACTCAATTCAAGATGCTTCATTTGCAAGTGAAGGGTTTAGCCCAACTTGGGCACCACATTTATGGCGTGTTAAATTAACACCACTGGTTGGTTCACAAGAATACAAAGATGTATTAGACAATGTTTATGAACTCACCGCTGATGATACAGATAATTTAGGTAGCACAACAGACTTTACATCAGATAATGATGATGGAAACGATTCTACATTAGCTGATTTAATTACAGCACATAACAATGATACTGAAATTAATGCAGCAATTGTTACACAAGCAGAAGCAGAATTGCCTGTTAGTGGTTATGATGTAAGTAAGTTCTATATAGCACCTACCGATCATGGATTACCACAAGATGGTACTGGAATATCTACAGATACTATAACATTATTTGCGGATTCTAGTGTTATTACGGCAGATCGTGCATTAGTATCACCAGAATCAAATGGATGGCTAGGTGGCTATTTAACTGGAAATAATATGCCACCCAATGGATTACCAGTTACACCAGCTACACAATTCCCACCAAATGCATTATCAGGTGATTATGTATTGCGTTTAGATTACTTCCCAAATCGCTTGTTTAGATTTGATGGCAATCATTGGGTTAAAGTAGAAGATGGTGTAAGAACTGAATTAACTCCTGGTGAGACTAATAATAGAACTATGCATAATAAATTTGTAAATAACACTGAAACTATAACTACTTCAGATCGTGGAACAATTCCTTCACGCCAAGGATTAAGCGAATTATTAGAACCAAAGGCAGATAACTAATGTCAGTACCATTTCATTATGATGAACAAATAAGAAGATTCTTATTACAATTTACAAGAATGTTTAGCCACTTTCAAGTTGAATATGGCAGAAATTCATCAGGTTCTGATCCTGTTTATCAAACTGTGCCTATTAGGTATGGGGATTCATCAAGGCAAGCACAATCTATTATGCAACAAAACTCTGCTAATAAAGTACCTAGTGCGCCAATGATGTCATTTTATGTTAATGCTTTAGATTATGCAAGAGATAGAGTACAAGAACCATATTACACAGAAAAAAAGCATATTAGACAACGTGAATATGATACTACTTCTGAAACATATGAAACTACACAAGGAAATGCTTTTACTATTGAACGATTAATGCCTGTTCCTTACAATTTAGGTATTACATTGGATATATGGACTACAAATACAAACCAAAAATTACAAATTTTGGAACAAATTCTTCCGTATTATAACCCATCAATTGAAATACAAAGTACAGATAATTATCTAGATTGGACAAGTTTAAGTGTAGTTGAATTAAATACAACCAATTGGTCTTCAAGAAGTATTCCAAGAGGAACAGATGAACCTATTGATATTACATCACTTATGTTCACATTACCTATATGGATAAGTCCACCAGCAAGAGTTACAAAAGGTGGTGTTATTCATAAAATTATCGCAAGTATTTACGATGATGATGGTAATCATATTGATGCTATTTCCAATGATGATTTACTATTAGGAACTAGAATGAAGATTGCACCACACGGCTACCAAGTATTATTATTAAATAACCAATTACAAGTTTTAAAAGATAATGCGATAGAAGGTACAAAAAATAATTCATTTGAACCAGTTTCCACTCAAGATAGTAATGTATTATGGCATGCTGTGACTGAGGAATATTTACCAGATGAATTTGAAAGCGGAATTAGTCAAATCAGATTAGAAAATTCTTTATCAGGCACAGAAATAGTAGGTACTGTAGCATATCATCCTACTGATGATAGATTTTTATTATATACTATTGATGCTGATACATTACCACAAAATACATTATCTGCTGTAGATGCTGTAGTTAACCCATTACACAGTGGTCCAGGTGTTGTTACAGGAAAAACTACTTTCCCATCAGCAGTCGCTGGACAACGATATTTACTTACAGAAGGTACAGGACATATCGAGAATGTAGATAATGATGATATTGTTCAATCTTGGAAAGGCACAGATAATTCACAACTTATTGCTAATACTAACGATATAATTGAATACGATGGTTCTAAATGGAATGTAGTTTTTGATTCTAGTGAAAATACGGAAGTAACTGATGTAGAATATGTAACTAATATTACTACTGGATTACAATATAAATGGACAGGATCACAATGGTTACGTTCATATGAAGGTATATATAGCGGTGGAGAATGGGCAATCGTATTGTAAATGCTGTAGGAATTTGGTTTTTTACAGCAAATACTAATAGATATTTGTATTTGCTTCGTAACGATGACAAACATCCACAATCTTGGGGATTACCAGGTGGTAAAGTAGATAATGGTGAATCATTGCTTGGTGCAATAGAACGCGAATGCAACGAAGAAATGGGTTTTATGCCAAAATATACAAAAATGGTACCTATTGAACACTTTACATCACCAAATAACCAATTTTGTTATCATACATTCTTTTGTCTAATAAATGATGAATTTATACCTAAATTAAACCATGAACATATTGGGTATAGTTGGATAGATCGAGGTATTAT